TTTCTATTTAAAGCCAGTTATACAATCGGTTCTATCAGTGCCAACCGTTCCGACCTTTGTCAGCGGAGAGATAAAATGGCTCTTATGTTTTGCGCTATATGTCTTTTATTGGAAAGTCCTGCTCTGTTCCTATCACCTAACAACAGGCGCCCAAGCGTTGTATTACGATAACCAATAAGGGATGAATCAAAGATATTGGAGAAGTATTTAGTGTCAAAGCAGCAAAATGGATAATTAAGTTTAATAAAGTCCATCTGCCTCCTAATAAATTAGACCTCCATAATATCAGTCAGTATATTGAGGATTATGCGATAATATCAAAATTCTCACACCTACCTTTCAGCAAAAGGGAATGGATAGAGACAAGAAGATACGAACTACAATATTCGGCCAACAAGTATGAACATTTGCTCGGTGCCTTCCTTCTTTCCCATGATGTCAAATTCATCCATCAAGCTCCTTTCGTCATAAATGGGAAAATATACTTCTTGGACTTCTTTATCCCGTCATTGCGTATCGCTATTGAAGTTGACGGGGTGTCTCATTCATGGTATGACCATCCAAACAAGGACAGCAATAGGGATATGGACTTCAAGACCATAGGAGTCAAAACTATCCGTATCAGCAATGATGAAGTATCAAGTAAGAAGTATCTTGAAATCCGTCTGAAAATATCTGGAATAATCCGCTGACAAATTTAGATATAACCGATTGTAAACATTTCAAAGACCAATTTTAGACCTATTTTTTTATGCCTTGGCTAAACATGTTTTATAACATACATATTTTCTGTACTTTTTCTTTTGAGTACAAAAT